GCGAGACGCTGTGACGGGTGGCCTTGGCCCCGCCGGTGATGATGATCTCAGCCGTGGCCGTGGGTTCGCTGATCGGGAACCAGGTCCCGGCAGCTGGACTGCTGCTGATGGTGGTGTCGTACCAGGTCAGCAGATCGGCGAAGGTTCCGCTGCTGATGTAACCCTCGATCTGCCGCGCCTTGTGCGCCACCAGCGCCCCGCTGATGATGCTTGTCCCGCCAGGTGACAGGGACACGGTGGGGCCATCGCGCCGCGTTTCCATCGGCTTGGTGAGCGTGATCACGGCGCTGCCCAGGGTGACGGTCCCCAAGTTCGGCAGCCTGGCTTCATTCCCCTGGCGGGCCTTCTCCTCCTGGCGCAGCAACACGGCCAGCGCCTGCGCCGCATCCACCAGCGTGCACGATGTCGAGACGTAACACCCCGCCTGCTCGCCGGTGGGGGCCTCGGTGAACCAACAGGCCAGCGCTGTGACGGTCAGCCCGTTGATACTGCCCGTGGTGAGCGCCACGGTGCTGCCGACGGTGCCGGAGCTAAGCGTGTCGGCGTCGGTGATCCGAAGATCACGCCAGGTGTTGTAGATGCCAACCAGCGTGGCCCACTGCGACGGCGTGAGCAGGCCAGCGCAGCGAAACGTCCGAGCCGTCAGGCCGGTCCTGGCCTCGCCCTCGTAGCCGAAGGGCTGGGCGGTGAGGGGGGTGAACGTCAGCCCGTTGATGGTGATCATGTTCGCGGGAGGGGCATCGGCACAGGGCTACTGCCAGGAACCTGAACGTAGACGTTCCAGTCCTTCTCGGATAGGGCCAGCGTTGCCCGTGCGTTTTCGTTGATGGCATTCTCCAGCGCCTTTTGGGCTGGGACCAGCTGCTCAGCGAATCCGGCCACGGCAAAAAGCCTCTCGGGAGTGCTGATGTCCAGCCCGGTGCGGATCACGCCCCGGTCAACAAGCGGTTGAATCGACGCTCGCGCCTGCTGCAGCTGCTGCCGCTGCAGATCTGGCGTCAGCAGATCGAACCCGCCACGCAGAACACCCCGCAGGTTCTGCTGTGCCCCCCGGAGCGCCTCCGCTGCGGTCCTGGCGTTGGTGGTGAGCTGCAGCCCCGCCTCAGCGTAGGCCTGGCGCACATCGGCATTGGCGCGGGCGATCCGGCCGGAGATTTCCTCCATCACCACGCGGTCAGCCTCTGGCCCCCTAGCCAGCTCGGTGGCCTGGGCGCTGCGCGCCGCGTCGAGGATCCGGATCTTCTCCGCCAGGGCAGCACGCTGGTTGAGCTGAAGCAGCGCCGTAGCCGATACCTGGCCCTGCGATGCGGCGGCGGCAGCCTCCAGCGCGGTCTGCTCTCGGGTGATCTGCAACCGATCCGCAGCGGCCTGGGATTCCAGCCGCTGCTGGCGAACCCGCTCCTGCTGGTTCCGCAGCGCGTCAGCGGTGGCCCTGGATCCCTGCAGCTGGGCCGCTGCTACGTCGATTTCGCCGGTGCGGACTTGCGATTGCAGCTCCGCCAGCTTGGCGAGGGACTGGCTGCCTTCCTTGCCGTCACCCGTGCCTGGCAGTTTGGCCTGTTCCCGTGCGAGCTCCAGCCGGGAGATCTGCAGTGCCCTGATTTTTTCGCCAACGGTCAGCTCAGCTTCGAGGCTGGCGCGGCCTGCCTCATCCAGGCCTGGTGTGCGGCGAGAACCCGCCAGGCGAGCAGAGGCGTTGGTTTCCTGCTGCAGCAGCTTGGAGCGCTGGAGCTCCAGATCCAGGGATTTCTGGGTCTCCTGGTTGCGTTGGCGGGCCTGTTCGTTACTGGCCGCAAGTGCTGATTCCTGGGCCTTGATTTCGCCTACAATGTCGCGATTTGTCTCCCTGAACTTGGCGGCTTTGATGTTTAGCTGCCCCAGAAAATCACTAAACTTTTGGCCGCTTAGATTCAGCTCTCCGAAGATGTCGCGATTGCCACCTACTGCCGCAACGGCTTGGCTTGTGATGTTGCGAGCTTGCTGATCAGTAAGGTTGTACTGCTCGCGTATTTGCCGCAACGCGCCTACGGTCTGCTCGGCTTGATTCGTTGACAGGCCAAAGTTTTGGCGCACTCCTTTCGCCTGTTGCTCAACACGCAAACCCTCCAGCGCGTTTGTGAGCTGGATCACGGAAGCGGTTATACCAGGCAGCAAATTAGCGCCAATGTCCTGCTGTAACTCTTGCCACGCATTACCAAACCGCTGGAATATCTGCGCTGATGTTTCAAGCCCAGCCGCGCCCTTGGTCAACTCATCCAACCCCTTGGACAGAGCCGGAAAGAACTGAACTGCCGTGAGCTTCCCTGACTCAACCAGCTTGATCAGCTCGCGCTGCGTGATGCCCAAGCCCGTGGCTGTAGCTGACAGCGCCACGGGAAGGCGTTCTGCGAGCTGCAGCCTCAGTTCCTCCATGCTCACCACGCCCTTACTGGCCACCTGCTGCAGCGCCAGGAACGTCCCGCCGACTTGTTCGTTACTCAGCCCGTAGGCCTGCGCCGCACGGCTGACCGACGTGAACAGCTGCCGTTGCTGCTCGATCGGGATGTTCGCCGCCGTGGCGGCTGCGGTGAAGCTGCTGTAGTTGCCCACCAGCGTCTCAAACGAGAGCCCCAGCTCCCGCGAGATCCCCCGCGTGAAGCCGATCGCCCCAGCGGCGCCCTGGGGGCCCAGGGTCACCGTCAGTTTCCGCGTGACGTTTTCCAGCTCGACCGCTTGATCGATGGAGCTTTTCAGGAACCCGCCAGCGGCGAACCCCGCTCCAGCGGCGGCACCACCCGCCCCGAGGGCCAGCAGCGCCTCCGCGCCGAACCCACGGGCACCCCTGGCCAGCCGGCCCGCCAGTGTCTGATCGACGCGGGCCAGCTCTCGCTCTGTGCGCTGAATCTCGCGCTGGAGCTTGCGGAACTCCTGCGAGCCGATCTCTGCGACGTTGAACGACTGGCGCAGTTCGGCAAGCCTTGCCTGCAATGCCGCGATGCTGTTTGCCGGCGCCTGGAACGCATCCCGAGCCGCTGCCCCAGCCTGGCGAGCGCGTTCCTCGGCGTGCCTAAAGCCCGCGTCCAGCTGCGTGGTGTCGGCCCTGACGACTAGGACCGCATCGCCCAGATTCTCCGCCATGCCATCTCCGCCTTCCTCTAGGTTGCCTCAGGCGGCAAACTAGACCATGAGCAGCGCACTTCTAGGCCAGGCCAACGCCACGGCAACATTCGATGTTGTGGACATCGGCACCGTTGAGGATCCAGCAACCGGCAACATCATCCCCAACACCGAGCAGATCACCGTGTCGCTGTTCCTGCGCGAGGGGGGGCGCAACGGGTCTGGGTTCCCCGGCGTGGACACCGACCGGCTCACCTATGACGGCTACGCGGTGAACCCTCAGGCCCTGGACGCCAGGATCCAGGCCGGCGTGAGGGGGCTGCTGGTGTTCAGCGGCAAGCCGCCCGCCAGGTGTGAGGTATTGCAGGAGCGATACCCCTACGGCTCCACAGGGCTGATCGGCGGCATAATCCAGAGTGTTATCGGTGACAGCATCCGACTCGCGGTGTACGTCGATGGCTAGGATTACTGTTGAGCTAAAGCTAACCGAGTTTACATCTAGCCGGCTACTGTTGCGTGTGCCGATAATCATGGCGAAGTACGGCGATGTAATCGGCCCGCAACTGAAGGAAGAAATTAGAGCTGTTCAGTATCCATGGCCAGGGATAACCTACCGCTACGGCAAGTTCAACAAAGCCAACTCGTTTCGCCAGCGCAATAAGGTCCTGAAAGCGCAAGGCGGCTTGCCCTACACCATCGCGTCCAGCCCGCGCAACATCGTGGACTCGGGCGATTTCCTCAACTCGCAGCGGCGCCAGGACAACCCGCGAGGGTCAACGATCACATTCACCTGGGATCCGGTCAGCGAGGATGGGTTCCACTACGCCAGGTCCATCCTTGAAGACCGCATCACCGCCAGCGGCCGAGCGCTGCCAGGCCGGAACTGGATCAAGCCGGCACTCGACAAGCACCCGCTCGCCCGGTTCTTCGCCGAGCAGTGGCAGCGGCTGAGCCAGGCCGGGGGGCTTTAGGCCACCGTCGCCACGGTGAATAGCGGGGCAGTGTCGCCGGCGCCGACCACGGCGGGATCGGTAATCGTCAAGGTGTCGCCCACCCTGAAGTTTTTGCCGCCGGCCACGATCGTGGCGGTTTGAATCACGCCGCTGCCATTCACGGTGATCGTCGCGGTGGCGCCCAGGCCCGACAGGTTGCCGGGGCCTGGCGTCACGGGCACCAGGGGCACAGCGGTACCAGCGGACAGGCCCGCGCCAGGGGTGGTGATAGTCAGCGTCGCGATGGGATTGCCCTGCTGATAGGCCAACGGAGCGCCGTAGCCCTGCAGGGTGAATGACACCGTAGCGATGTTGCCGCGGGCCATCGTCTCCTGATAGTTGCTGACAAACGCAACTCCCGCGTCAACCTGCGGATTGGTGTTGCCGCTTCCAACCAGCGGAAGAGCTCTGTACGCCTGAACTGTTACGCCCTTGGCG